ATGCAGTGCAGCGTCGGCCTCCGGGCCGCACGGACCATGCCAGTCTCGCGCATGGCCTTGAACAAAGCGTCGAACTTGTCGTTGATCGCGGCACGCTCAGGGCCCTCGGGAAATGGCTTCTGCCCGAGCATCGCGAAATACTTGTTGTCGGACCCGAACGACAAGTAATCCGACTGGCGCCCGCTCGCCTTCATCATGTCCTCGACGTAGGCCGAGAACGCGCGGGCCGTCATTTCGTGCTTGGCCTGCCAGTAGTCGCCGACGCGGCCCTCGTCGAGACGGCGGGCCTGCATGGCGTAGTTGGTCGGCACCAGCTTGGTCTTGACCGACTGCGCCGCAGCGTCCGACAGCATGGCGAGGCGATTCTCGTGCGTCCTCATCATGCCACTAATCTGGTCGAGGGCGCCTTTGGAGTCCTGCGAATCGAACCCCGAACGGCCGCGCACCTCCTTGTAAACGGCACTCATCTGCTCAAGCGCATCGTTCGTCCAGCGAGCGCCCGTGCCGAACCCACCGTTCCAGGCATTCGCCTTCTTCGGGAATGACCGCCATTCGGTCTTCAGCGCCTCGCCCGCAATGATCTGCTGCGCGGCCTTGTCGAACGCCGCAAGTTGCGCGGCGGTCGCCGGCTTGGTGTAGCGCTTGCCATAGGTCAGCGGCCCTGCACGGTATGTGCGGACATCGGCGATGCGGCTGGCCAGTTCCTTCTGCGTTGTCGCCGTGAACCGCTCGGCGCGGGCCTTGTCCTCGGTGTACTGCTCCGGCTTGTGATAGATCGTGTCGATCAGGTCTTTGTAGGCGGCGCGCACTGGAGCAGGCAGGTCGCCCTTGAGGTAGGTGTTGCCAACGCGGTGTGACGCGAACACAGCGTCGCTCAGGTGCTCCTTGAACGCCTTGGTGCTCGCCTTCGGGTCGCGCTCCGCCAGTCGTGGGTCGTCGGTTCGGCCGAGAAGGTGGTCTAGCCCATGCCACCACTCGTGCGCCAGCGCGCCGGCGCCGTCGAGCTTGGTCAGGTTGATGGCGCCGTACTTCGGCTCATAGTGCGCCCGCGCGCTCGACAAACCGTGCCCACGGGCGCCGAAGGCGATGCCAAGCTCGCTCTTGAGCGAGACATCCTGCGGCGCGATGCCCGTGACGTGCGCGAGGTCGCGCATGGCGTCGTAGGCGTGGTTCATGACAGTCTGGCGCTCGCCCTGCCAGTTGCCGAACTCGACAGCACGCATTCCGAGCGTCTTCATAAAGGACTCGCTCGCGATGTCCCCCATGCGCACTTCTGGACCCGTACGGAAAACCTTCTCCGGCTTGACAAGGATCTCCTCGCCGAACCCGGTCTTTGTCTCGATGATCTTGACCGCGTGCTCGGCCATGAACTTCATGGCGTCGTCGCGGCTCTTGAACGTTTCGGGCGTGACACGGACACGCTTGCGGTCCGTAACGTCGCGCCAAATCTCGTACTTCGGCTCATCCCGAGAGCCGACGTCGCGTACCTTATGGTTGCGCGCCACGGCCGCCATCGGGATCATCTTCTCGGCTGCTTCCGCCGACGGCAGCTCGCGGGCGATGGCACGGCCGCCGTATTTCTCGTTCTGGCCCATATCGACCAGCGACCAACGCCCGGTGCCGGCCTTCGTGGCGCGGTCGATCTGCTCCATGGGGATGAATCGGCGCATCCACGCCGGGCGCGGGTCGGCATCGACCTTTGGACGCGGCCGACGCGGCCCAACGCTCACGGCCATGTCCTTGCGCGCGCCGCCGATCTTCTCGCCGAGATCGTCGATGGTCTCGGAGGATTTGCGCTTGGCCATGATGACGGGAAGCCCTTGCTTTCAGTTCACGACGGTCTTGGTGGCGCTGGCGATCAGGGCCGCCCCGCACGCTGCGTGATCACCGTGGCGGGCGATCTCGTGGCCTTCGCAGAGCGTGTTCGGAGAGCCTTCGACGATCGGCTGCGGCCCATGTAGGGGGCAGGAGAGAATGTCGGTCTTGCGGGCGATCAGCTTGCCCTCGGCCATGGTCTTCGAGGCCGAGGTGACGACGGCGCCGCCGTGCGTGCTGGTATCGCCCCGCAGAATGATCAACGGCATGGCGTCGTCACGGAGGGTTCAGATGCAAAACGCCGCCGGACTTGACGGTGATGGTGCCGTCGACCTCGGTGGTCTTGTTGCCCTTGGCCTTCTCCTCGATGTGCCCACCCTCGGACATCTTGATGAACTGGCCGTCCTTGTGGTTGGTGAACACCGACTCGCCCTCCTTGAGCCCGTCGGTGCGCTGCGCCGGCGGCGGAATGACGATGCCGAACATGCGACCCTCGTCCCCGTCGGGGCAGATCAGCATGACCTGCGAGTCCTTCATGGGGTTGGTCTGCACCCCAGACACGTCGAGCACCTTGAACTCGCGGTCGACACCGTCGACAGAAGCCGTGGCGAGCTTGTAGGGCCCCTTGTCCTTGGAGACGCGGGTCAGCTTGCCCCAGCGGATTTGAGACGTGCTCATGGCGAAACCTCGTGCGGGAGAGCCACGCGCGTGACCATGCCCTGGCGACCGCACTGCCGACAGCGCAGCACGCGCCCAAGCCGGGAGACGACCCCGGCCGGATGGAAGCAGACCCGCGCGGGGTCTATGATGCGGGAATGAGCGCACGCGACACAGGTGGCGCGCACGCGGGACTTGGATGCGATCAGGTCGGCGACGGTCGGCTCTGACGTGAGAAGCATCGCGTCACGGCTCCTCTTGCTCGAGGTCGCCGGCCGGCGCCTCGTCCTGCGTGTCGGGCGCGCCGGCGCCGAGCGTCGACGTGCGGCCCGACTTCTTCGAACCCTTGCCGTCCTTGTCCGAGAATGCGTCAGGGTAGGTCAGCGTCAGCTCGGTGGTGCTGCCGCCCTTCCAATCCCGGTCGAAGCAGACGTCCTTGATCAGCAGCTCGGACTCAATCTCGTACTTGTAGTCGTAGACGGGGATGATCAGGCCCGGCCACCAGATGTCGCCGGGCGTCTGCTCGAACCCCTGCACCGTCGCCTTGTAGTTGAACCCTCGCCCCTTGGAGACGTTGGCCCGCCACTTCGAGGCGTCCTTGGTCTTTCCCCTCCGGAGGGAGTGCTTGGCGCGGACGTGCAACCGACGCTCGGGGCGGACCCCGTCGTCATGGGCGACGCCGTATTCCTTGGACAGCGGCCCAGCCTGAGCGGCCTTGAAATCCTTCGGCTTGCCCTCCCAGAAGTCCGTGTCGTTCGTCGAGTGCTGGGAGTTGGTGGCGTGCATGTTGTGGCGGTTGAGGTCGCCGTTCTTGTAGTGGGCCTTCAGGATGTTGTTCAGGATGTTGCGCGGGTCGTCCGGGGCGGCCCGGAACAGTTGCCCTGAGCCCCGCTTTCCCTGGTTGCGGTCGATGACCAGCGAGCCCTTGCCGTCCGTGTTCAGGAGCACCTGACGTTGACGGGACAAACGGTCGCCGAACTGGTGACCAAACTCGTCGATCCAGGCGACCGGAACCTCGCCGTCCTTGAACTCTTCCGGGTTGACGTTGTCGACCACGGGGATCTTGAGCCCCATGTTCCCGATGTGCCGTTCGAGCACCTGCTTCAATGTCGCTGGCGGCTTGACCGGCTTTTGGGGACCGCAAGTCGAATCAATGAAGTCCTGCGTCTTGTCCCGCGCGTGGACCGTGCGGACGTCGTGCTCCCAGTCGTCGTTCCCTTCGACGACGTGCACCGACCCCATGAGGACCGAACGCCCGCCGATCATGGCTTTAATTTTCTGGCCGATCTTGATCGGCATCTGCTGGCCGGGCTGCGGCGCGATGGTCAGATCGAGCGTGCCGGCGGCCTTGTCGAACGAGTGGTGCGATTTGTAGGTGAGCCACCCCTCGAACGGCTGACCGTCGACGATGATCGTGAGGATGTCGGCCATGGGTGGGGATCACCGGCTGAGAGCCAGCGCGTCTCCCGAGTAGAGCCACACCGGCAGATTGGGGTTGAGGCCGATCAACGTGTCCTGATGGGAGTCGGTGTCGTAGAGCCAGTAGGACAGGACCGATGCCGGGACGTCCGGAGCGTCGATCGTGACCGTGCGCGGCAACGTCACCTCGAGTGCGCGCAGCACGTCCGCAGTTCGGGTCGAAATCTCGGCGAGCTGTGACCGAAGGTCGGCATCGAAGGACCGTTCGGCCAGTGTCTCCCATGCCTCGTTGAGCGCCGCGAGGTCGTCGTCGACCGCTTCGGCCGTGGCGTAGACCTTGCCATGAGCTTTTGCAGCCATACCCTCGGCGATCGCTGAGAAACAGGCACAGAGCGCGGCGGTCACGAACGCATCCGCCGACGCTTGGCGGTTGGCCAGATCCCACGTGGTCGGGATGATCGCGTCGACGTCCGCCGCGTACCCATGGAGGGCTGCGAACGCCGCCCGGTAGCCGGTGACGAGGTCCGACGATGAAACCGCGTCATCCTCGAATGGCGCCTGAAACAGCGCGACGAGCCCGTCCTGGAGGTTCATGGGGTCACCGCATGATCGGGAGCGCGGCAGTGCGCACTGCCGCCGCGGCGGTTGCGAGGTTGCCGACCTGAGGGAACTGCCCCTGCAAGGTGTTGGCGAGCCCCGCCATTACTCCGCCGACGTAGGCCTGCGACATCGGCAGCCCCGGGAGGGCGAAGCTGGCGGTAAGGTTGGCAAACGAGAGCGTGATCGCCGTCGACGACAGGCCGGAGATCGACGCGGCGATGCCCGAGACGATGGACGGGAACTTGGCCGGCCCGGTCTCGAGGAACGTCACCTCGACCTCAAGGACGCCAAGATCGCGATCGTCGCGCACAACCTTCCACGGGTGCTTGGCGATGCAAATCTTCGGCCCGAGCCATGGATGGCGCAGCGTGCCGGGGGCCGGGGTGTCCAATGCAGCTTGGAAGGCGTTGAACTTCCCGGCGAGCCCCGGCCCATGGAGCACGCACTTGAGGTGAAACTCGCCCTGGTAAACGCCATTGGGTTGAACGTAGTGCACCCGGCTTCCAGGGAAGTGATGCTGGACGCAGTTTACGCCGCCTTGGTCGGCATCATGGGGCGCCAGAAACGACACGCCACGAAAGCTGCTGGGAGCAAGGTCTCCGGGAAAGGCCATCGGCGCTGATCCACGTTTAGCGTTAACCCTGAACAGTTGGCCAAAACGCCAGAGTTTGTCCTGCGCGTTCCTGCAAAGGTCGGGCAGGCCCGCGTCATGAGGACTCGGCCGAAGTTCTCTAACTGGGCTGCGACAATCTTCGTCGACTTCCACCCTACCGACATCGACAGAGACACAGTGATCGATACAATGCGAACAGCCGGAGACATCGTCGGCATAGGTGACTGGCGCCCAAAGTTTGGCAGGTTTACCGCCGAACCTCGTTGAAAGCAAACGCCCCGGAGCCAGTTTGGCGCCAGGGCGTGGAGAGCGAGTCTAGGTGTTATGGATACCCGCACCACGGGGGAAGCGCAACCTCGCCTGCCTCAAAAACACATACCAAGGAATGCGACAGAGTGTCGCACCACTCGCCATGAACTTTAGGAGAACGACGTTTTGCTGTGCTACCGATGGCGGTAGTTCATTCACACGGAACAGCTCGCGGAACGGGTGGGGGCAGACAATGAGCAGCGAAGCCAGCAAGGCTGATGAGACCAAGGTGCGTCCGTTTCTGGCGCTGTGGTACTTCACCAAGGCGGCGTTTTGGTTCGTCGTGGCCTTCTACCTGTTCAAATACTCTTACTTTCTCCTCACGGAGCACCCGATCGATTTCGGACTTGAGATTGCCGCCAAAAAGACCAAGTCGGCAGCCGACGCGATCGAGCAGTTCTCTCGCCAGCACCCACGCTGATCGATCACGGGCCACCGGCAGACGTCGACGTGGTGGCAGGCATGGCCTCGCCGCGCGGGTGCCCGCCGGAGCCGTTGACCGGCACCGATCCGGGACCACCGATCGGCCCGTTGTAGGTTACCGTCAGAGTGCCAGGCTGGATCTGGACCCGGCTTTCGACCTGGACCCGCTGCGCCTGGGCCGACGCGACCTTGGCGCCAGGCCCCGCCCCCGGAGCGGATGGACCGGCGTTCCAGAACTTCTGGACGTCATTCCCGAAACCGGGGCCGCCGACCATCGGGGCATTCTGTGCCCTCTGAAGCCTGCGGCTGATCCAATCGTTCCACATCCCTGCTCCCGATCCCGTCGTGCCGAGATCAAGCCCGCCATTGGCCGAGTATTGAGCGCGGCGGCGCTGGATATCGGCCAGCACCTCGCGCCCGTGCTGCCACGGGGCTGCGCGCGCACGCATGGCGTGGACACGGTCGAGGTCGTCGAGCCCAAGCATCGCACGGGCCTTCTGGCCGAACGCCGTCCCTCTCAGCCACTCACCCAGGTTCGAGACCTCGCGGTTGACCTGCCCAATTTTGTTCTTGGCATTTGCGACCCGCTCAAACGACGCGGCGAGCTTGTCCCAGTTCTGATAGACGGCGGCGCCGATGGCGAACGCGGCACCGATGCCGGTCAGCGCCTTGAGCCGGCCGCCCCATAGAACGGCCCTCGCCAGCTTGCCGGAGAGTCTGCCAGTGAACTTGGTCGCCGTCCACAGGCCGCTCGCCACACGTCCGAGCCCGAGCGCCCCGAGACCGGAGCCCAGCGCCTTGACGGCAAAACCGACCGCTGCAAGGCCAGCAGCGGCAGCCAACCCGGCTGTCCCCCACGTCGCGACCTTGCCCATCGTCGCCGCCATGTCGGGATTGGCCGCGACCCACGCATGGACGGAGCCCGTGGCATTGTTGAACGCCGAAGCCAGCCCATTGAGCCCTGCCATGGCGGGCGCCATCATCGGCCCACCCAGCTCGGAGAGCAGGTTCCCCCACTGCTTGGAGACGGATGCCTGCGCGCCGCCCCATGTCTTGGCGGCGAAGAATTCGCCTTTGGCGATGGCGTCCATCTCTTTGCGGACATCCTTCAGCGCCTCGGCGTGCTTCATGAAGTTCTTCGAGTTCATGATCATGTCCATGAACTCGCCGGCCGCGTTGCGGTTCGGGAACAACCAGCCGATGTCCTTGGTCAGGACGTCCTTCAGCTTCTCCAGGTCGCCGGCCTTGCTGGTGTCGAGGCTGTGCTTTTTGGCGACCTCGCTGGCGAGGATCTGTGCCGTCTCGAACGGGTTGTGCAGGTAGCTGTCGCCGAAGTCCTTCGAGAACCGCCCGCTTTTCTCGTCGTAGATGCCGTAGCTCTTCATGGCATTGATCTGCGACTTGCGCAGCTTGGTGCCGCCGATGATCGTCTGGAAGCCGGTCATCAACTGCTGGCCGACCGTGGCGCCGCCGCGCTCCTGGATCATGGCCGGGAGGATGCCGAAGCGGAACTCGTCGGACAGGCGGTAGAACGAGGCGCCGGCGCGGCGCTGCATGGTCAGGTACTCCGACAGCTTGGCCTGGTCGCCGTAGAGCGTCTTCATCGACATCATGGCACCGAGGTAGTTGTTGATGTCGGCCGTCTTCTTCTCCTCGGACGTCTCGTTGAGGACGCCGAACATCTCCATCGACTTGATCGCCGCGAACACTTCGCGGTTCCAATCCCCCGCACGGCCCGCGTGCTTGCCGCCGTCCCATGCCTGGAGGAACGACGACAGCTTGACCTGCGCCTCGACGTTCTCGATCGCGTGCTTCGCGTCGCCGTGGATGGCCACACCCTCGTACAGCTGCGAGAGCACATCGGCCTTCGACAGGTTCTTGAACTTGCCAGAGAGGGCCGTGGCGATGTGGTCGGCCTCGGTCATGAGTTCGCCCTTGAAGCCGACCATGGCCATTTTCTGCTTGGCCATCATCTGTTCGTTGGCGTGGTCGAGGAAGTGCCCCATCCCTTTGACCGCGTGGATGCCCATGTAGCCGACGATGCCGGCGCTCATCATGTTGCCCATGACGCCATCGCCACCACCGTGCCCGCCACCGAAGAACGAGTTGCGCTTCGCGGCGGCCTTCTGGGCTGCGGTGGTCGCCTTCTCCTGCATGGCGATCTGTTTGGCCAGCGCCTTCTCCTCCGCCGCCGCGCTCTTGCCGTTCGATGCGTACCAGCGTGTGGTCTCGGCGATGGAATTGCGCCGCTGCCGGTCAGCCGCCGCCATGGCTGCGATCTGCGTCGCCTGCGCCTTCTGCACGGCGGCGGCGGTGGCGGCGGCCTGCGCCGCCTGGGCCTTGCCGGCGCGCCCGATAGCCGCTTCAGCCGCGTTGACCTGCTTGGTCATCTGCTGCGCGGCCGAGCCGATGTTCTTGAACGCCGCGTCGATGCCGGCCTGGATTTGCCCGCGAATCGAAATCAAATATTCAACGGTGCCGCTCATGCGGTGGGTGTCCTTCGGCGAGGGGCGGAAAACGGGAAACGGCCGCCACCCTTCAGGATGACGACCGCTTGCTCAGTTCGGCTTGGTGCTTGTGGTAGGCGGCGATCTGCTCGGCTTTACTGAGCAGTTCGCTCCACGTCATTTTTTCCGCTTGTGGGATGGAGAGGGAGCCAACGGATCCGCAGGCTGCCCAGACGCACTCTCGTTCCCACCCGTCGGTTCCGTCGGCGTCGATGTCCGGCGCGACGGGCCGGCCAAGAAAAAACCAGCGAACGCCGCGCACACCTTCTCGATGGCCTCGACGCCGCCCTTGCCGGCGATGTCCTGCCAGATGACCTGCGTCACCGGGACGCCGTTCTCGGCGTCGTCACCGCAGAACGCGAGCCGGGGGTTGTTGGTCAGCACCTTCTCGACGAAGGTGCAGAACTCGGCGAACTTCTCGCCCTCGAGCCCCATGGACAGGATCATGTACGGGTCGATGGCGTCGACCGCAGCTTCGATGACGTCGGGGCCGACCTCGGTCGCAACCTCGTCGGCGCGGGCGCGCATCTCGGTGGTCTGCATTTTCTGCATATTGCGGAAGGCGTCAGAGACCCACGCCTTCATCTGGCGGTAGGTGCCCCGGTCGGCGAAGCCAGGCTCGCGGACGGTGATCGTGTTTCCCGACACGATATTGCCGCGGTAGGCGTGCTGGAACTCGAACTCGAAGGTAACGGGCTTGGCGATCTCGCGCATGTGGTGGTCCCCCTTTGGGTGTCATGAAAAAGCGGCGGCCCCGCCCCTCGGAACCGCCGCTCTGCTCTCTCGAATTACGCCTCGGACGCGTGCCGATTAGGCGACGTACTGGCCTTCCATCTCGATCTGAATGTTGCCGTCTGCTTTCGCATGGAAGTCCGTGCTCTTGTTGATGTACATGTCTTGGTAAGCTCGCACGAGGCCACTGGCAGGGTCGGCGATCTGCACGGTGCAGCCGAGGCCGGAGAACATCTGCTGCTTCATGTTGCTGATCAAGTCGTCGTTGGCCTTGGTCGCAGGCAGCTCGAAATCGATCTTGCCGAGCAGATCGGTTGCGTCGAGACCAGCCACGGCCTTCGTGCCCGAGCCTCCGGTGGTCATCGCCCGGACCTTGAAATCTCCGGGGATGCGCCACTTCAGCGAGTTCGGCACGTAGGCCACGGGGTAGCCGTTGATCAGGAGCTGCGGCGTCGAGACCTGCCGCGTCTGCGGGATGTTGGTAGCCATGGATCAGGTATCCCTTTCTGCGGGCTTACTGGTTGCTCTTGAAGGTGAAGCCAATTGTGCCGATTACGCTGCCGAGCTGGCTGACCTGCCAATAGACGAGGTTGACGGTGGCCTGCCGCTGGGCCGGCTGCAGCGTGACCTTGAGGTTGTCGGTGATGAACTGGCGCGACTCCTGGCCGTCGACGATCAGGGTCTGCCGCTGGAGATCCTGGGTGAGCCCAAGAACGTAGGCCTGGATGGTGGCGGCGTTGGCCATGTCGTAGTCGGGATCGATGTCGCCGGTCGTCAGACGGGTCTGCTGGAACCTCTTGCGGACGTTGTTGACGATGTACTCGCGCACGACGCCGTGGGTGTCGCGAAACTCCAGCCACTTCCAGGTCGTGTCCGGGTTGCCGGCGGTGTCGAACTGCCACGTCGTCGTCACCATGCCGGTGATCGAGCGGGTGTAGCTGTCGTTGACGCCAAGCACGGCCACACCGCCAGCCTCCGCATCGCGCTGGCTCGTCTCGTCGTAGCCCGTGCCGAGCAGCGGGCGCCCGATGTTGAGCAGCGGGGTGTTGAAGTAGGGCAGCGAGGCCATGTGGATGCCGCCGAACTGGTCGCGGGCGGCATTGGTGGCGACGATATCGGACACCGAGCGATCGGTCTCGAAGCGGCGCGCACGGGCTGCCGCGAACGTCGCCGCGATCACCTCCGGCATCTCGGGGAAGTGCGGCCCCACCCACCGGTTGGCGACCGATGTCGGCACGTTGTTGAAGACCACGACCTCCGAGGAGTTGAGGTTGAGCGTGTCGGCCTTGGCCGTGGCCAGTGCGACGTTGCGATACACGAAGCCGCGGCCCTCGAGGATGTCGTTCTCGACGTTCTTGCGCCCGTCGAGGAACGTGCCGAGGGTGGCGAGCGTGTAGCAGCCCGGATAGACGATCGTCTGGTAGCGGGTGCTGCCGACTGCACTGAACAGCCCCGTCAGGCTGGGGTTAGTGGCACCCCCTGCCCAGCCGGTCAGCGTCACCGTGATGCCGGGGACAGTCCCTGCGCAGGCGATCACCCAGTCGTTGGCGACGAGGCCGGCGTTGTTGGCGCAGAACGCGACCGTCGTCGCCGCGTCACCGACCGCCGAGAACGGCATCCAACGATCAGCGGCGATGCCAGCGAGCAGCACCGAGACGATGTCGTCCGGGGTGTCGCCGACATTCACGTCGATCTGGTAAGTGTGGTTGGTCTCCGACGCGACGGTGACCTTGAGCGTGCCGGCCTTGGTCGCCGTTCCGGCGAAGGCGATGGCGGCCGTGGCCGGGATGCCCGTCGCGCTGTCGGCCAGCGGCAGCACGTCGAGCTTGGTGATCTCGTTGACCGCGAGCCACCCACGAACGACCGAGCCAAGGTGTGAGTTGGCGCCGACGAGGTCGTTGGCGTGCGCCGCCTTGTGGCCGTAGTCGGTCACCGATGTCACGGCGCCGGCCGGGGCCATGTTGCTCGCTGCGGCACCACCCGAAAGGGTCGCGCCCGACACCGTCGCAGCCGAGGCCGCGAGCGTGATGGCGTTGCCTGCGACGCCCGGGGCGCGGGCGAAGACGAGCAGCGCCGTGGCCGTGGCGACGTAGGTGCCCTTCTTGATGTTGGTATCCGCCGAAGCGTTGAGCGCGGTCGCCAGCGCCGTCAGCGTCGCCGCCAGATCGGCACCGATGTTGGTCTGCGACCCGGTGGCGCCGGAGGCGACGAACGTCCAGGCCGTGCCGCCGATGGTGACGGTGGCGGAGGCCGAAGGATTGGCCGCGAACGTAACCGAGCCGGCCGCGCGCGCACCTCCGCTCGACTGGCCGACGATCAGGGCGCGGTTGGGCTCTAGCCCGAGCGTCTGCGGCGAGGTGATCAGGTTGAGGGTCGTGCGCGGCAGCATGATAGCGGGAGACGCCATGGGTCAGGCCTTTCCTTTGGTGGACTTGGCCGCAGCGGCGGCATCGGTGGAGGTGGGCGGGGTGGTGGATGCGACGGCGTTCGGATCGATCGTCGTGCCCGCGGGCGCGGGCTCGGGCTGCACGACCGCGACGACAGCAGGCACGACGGTGACGGCGCCGACGTTGAGCTTGGCTTCCTCATCGAGCCGAGCGCGCCAGTAGGCGTCGACCGGGCGGCCGTCGTCGTCGGCCTCGACGTTGAATGTCGTGCCGGGGAGCTTGCCCCAGAGCGTGACGGACGAGGTGTTTTTCAGCTTGATCTTCATCGGTGCTTTGGTCCTGCTACTGGCTGCTCACGGGTTTCACGGGAGGAAGATGACCGCTTCAAGCGGCTGCGGGGCGTCGTCGTGGTAGATGCCGCCCTCCGGCTCGGCGATGTTGATGGTCTCGATCGGCCCGGAGCCGACGGGCTGCACGGGGACGTTCGGATCGAAGTCGGGGGCGAACAGCACCGCGAGGTCGGGCGCCGCGCCGGCCGGAGCCCCGTCGCCGGCGGTGATCTGGACGTTGGCCTCGAACTCGTAGAGGTGGACGTAGCTGGTCTTGTTGTAGGTCTCGACGCCGTGGCTCACCATGGCCGCGCCGTACTGCCCCCCACCCATGAACTCGGAGAACGGGATGCGGATGCCATTGAAGGTCTGCATGACCGCCGTCAGGATCTCGCCGTTGGCCTTGTCGACGGCGCCGACAGCGGCCTCCATCGACTGCGTCGCGATGCAGGCGAACACCTCGAAACCGTCCATCAGCATCTGCCGGAACGACTGGTTCGGGGCCCACTCGACATTGGCGTCGCTGCGCGACAGGCGGTCGCGCGACAGGCGGACCCGCCGGCGCGGGCAGACGTACATGACGCCGCGCCCCGGCGACGGCGTGGCGTCGGTCCAGTGGGTGATGGCGTGGGCGAGGTCGACCGCGCCATAGATGCGCAACCGCCGCGCGACCCCGGGCGACACGACATCATAGGACCGGCCGACATTGGTCGGGGTCGGCATGGTCAGCACGGTCGTGCTGGTGGCCGTCGCCGTGTTGAGCCCGGTGACGCCACACTCGAGGCTTTCGAGTAGCACGGACCCGGCCGGCACACCGGCAAGGGTCACGGAGGACTTCGGGCGCACCACGAACGCGGTCCGGCTCGGCACCTCGACGAGGAATACCGCGTCGGTCAATGCGGGGACGCCCGGAACCGACAGCGTCGCGTAGCCGGGATATTCGGCGTAGCGGGGTGCCTGGCTCTTGGTCAGGGTGTGCGGGTAGGTGACGGTGACCTCGACGTCGCCGTTCGCGCGCTTGGTCAGGCTGGTGATCGTGTTGGGGGCGAGGGCGTCGGTGATCGACACCCACTCCCTGGTCCCGACCGGGATGCCGTGCCCAGCAGAGCAGGTGAGCGTGATCAGTCCGCCTTGGGCAACAGACATCGACGCGACGGGGAGCACGTCACCGAACAGATCGGTGAGCGCCGGCACGCGGAGCTTGGCCAACGAGACTAAAGGCGTTAGACGCATGACAGCAACCTCGCTCTGTTTGGAGCCACCGAATGCTTTTCGTGACCTACAATGGCATTCGGATGTGCGCGAAGGATGCAGCGCGCCTTGCGGGCATCCCGGCAGGTACGGTCTGGCGACGCATCCACTCCGGATGGTCGAAAGAAGACCTGTTCATCAAGCCGGGGGCTAAGCGTGGTGGTTGACATTGCCCTCCCTCACCGGATCGCGCGCATGACGCACTGGTCGATGATCGACCGGATCAGGCCGTCGGATTCTTCGATGCCCTTTTTTAGGTTGGGGCGGGCGCCCATCTTGCTGGTGCCGTGTTCCTGATAGCCGGCGTGACCCGACGTGGCGTAGATCGCGAGATACCCGCCCGACATGCGGTAGTTGACCGAGTTCAGCAGGTCTCCTGACTGGACGGCGGAATACTCGCCGGGCGCCGACGACTGGTTGGGCAGGTTGGGGTAGTGCCGGCCCGACTTCGAACCCGTCAGCATGCCATCACGGACGCGCTTGACGACCTCCTGGCCGGACATGTGGCCGGCATCGGAGATGGCGATCTGAATGCGCCCCTCGAGCCCTGTCGGCAGCGAACCTCGTTGGGTGACAGCCATCAGCGCGCGGCCTCCTGGTCGTCGGAGCCCTGCGCCGCGGCGAGAATGACCAGCTCGCGGCTGGCCAGTTCCCGGTCCTCCACCTTGAGGATCTGGAACAGCTTGCCCTGCGGCGTGCGGATGCGGTCGCGCACGTCGAATTGGATGGTGGTAAAGCGGATCGAGAACTTGTGCGTCGCCGCGGTGCCGCCGACGACGACGGCGGCGATCTCCGGCACGCCGCCGAGCGTGGTGACGTCGGCGCGCGTCAGGAACACGCGCGTGTAGCCGTGCCGGGGCTCGGCCGAGCCCGGCTCGGAGGGCAGCAGAGCGCGACGCACGATCTCGATCGTGTAGCCGCGCTGGATTTTGTGGGCGACCGCCATCAGAGCCCCACCACGACATGACGGTAGCGGGAGAGCAGGGCCTTGGCCTCGTCCGGGATCACGGACGGGCCCTGACCGTGTCGCTGCCCCCAGACCGTGTTGGCGAGCCGGCCGGAACTACCGCCGCCGTCGCCGCGGGCCTTGTCGAGTGCGCCGGTGGTGATCAGCAGGGCCTGCTTGATGGAGTCAGGCAGGGGGTGCATCGCCGCGCTGTCGATGGCGGAGTCCGCGTTGTCGTAGCCGGCGAGCACGGTGATGCGCACGGCATCCCAGCGCCGCGCCGTCTGCGGCCAAGGGCACCCGTCGCCGCGCGAGACGACGCCGCACTTCTGCGACAGCCGGCCGACGATGTAGGTCGCGGGATCGACGGTCAGGATGGCGCCGGTGACGGCCTCGACGCACTCGATCGACACCACCGAGCGGAACGGACGGCGCTCGATGCGGATCTGGTCGGCGAACTCGGGCAGATAACCCACCCACTTTGTCGGGGCGAGCGTGGCGCTGATGTGGCGCTCGACCTCCTGCTCGGCGGCCATGGCCATGGCCGCCTTCTCGGCGTCGAAGGCCGTGTCCTCGATCGGGATGTTGAGAAAGTTTTTGGTTGTGTTGAGGTCGACCGCCAACGGGTACTCGTCCTCCGCGATCTCCCATTGCGGGGTGACCGTGAAAGCGGAGTTCCAGCGCTGCGGCGGGGTCGGCCAGAACATGACGGCGGTCTCCGGGATCAGCCCTGCGGGTTCGGCTTGCTGCGGTAGGCGCGCGGCGTGAAGTCTTCCTGCTGCGCCGGAGCGCCCGGGAAGTTGAAGTCCATCGGGTTGGCGGCGGCGTGCTGCTGGCCGGTCGAGCCGAGGTGCTGCATGGCGGCGTGCGCGGCCATGCCCATGCTCTGGTGGTGCGGGACCGGAGCCGCGGGAGCGGGCGCCTTGCGCTTGGCCATCGATGAGGTTCCTTTCTGGGGGAGGGACTGGGTGAGAGAGTCGGTGCGTAGTGTCATTCGTCTGGCCCCTGGTAGTTGGTTCCCTTGGCCGCCTGGGCGGCTGCCTGGACCTTCGGGATCTGGAACCCGCGCAGACCGTTGCCGTTGGGCCCGTTCTCGGGCGGCGGCTTGTCGGTGTGGCCGGTCATGTGGCTGTCGGAATAGTGCTGAGCGGCCGCGTTGAAAGCGCGGGACTGGTCGGGGGAAAGGCTGCCGCGCCCGGTTGGTTGCTGGATGAGGCCGGGCATGCGCAGCCCTTCGCCCGGCATCGGCGTGCCCTGGATGCCGCGCGCCTTGCGGGAGTCGAACAGAGCCTTGTCGGCCGGACCGTAGAAGTCGAGCGCCTTGGGGTGATAGCCGCCCTTGGCGACATCGACTGCCCCGACCCCAGTACCGTCGATCTCGGCGCTGGTTGCGCGGTTCTCGGAAGCGATCTGCCCCGGAGACCAGCCGGTTGGCTTGGCCTGCGCGCCACCTGCCTTCGCTTCCTGGGCATGCGCCGATGGGACGATGGAATTCCCGATCCCCTTGGCGACCTGTCCGCCCTTGCCGTAGGCCCACGACGCGAGCCCGACCGTGACCTGGTCGGCAGCGCCCCACGCGGCACCCTTGGCCACGTCGAGCGCGCTGCCGCCCTTCTCGTAGGCGTCGTAGCCACCCCGGACGGCGCCGACCGCCGCGTTGGCGCCAGCGACCCACGGCGCGAACCGAGCGAGACCGGAGACGACCTTGCCTGTTGCTGCAGCAGCCGGAGACGACAGCGCTTTACCAACTGCGGTCAATGCACCGGGAGCCTTGGACGCGGCCGCAGTCGCAACACGCTGGCCGGTCTTGCTGGCAGCGGCACGGGTGGCGACGGCCTTGCCCGCCTTGCCGGCGACGCCCTGACCTTTCGATGTCTGAGCAGCACCGGTGACACGCGCCGCCTGCGCGGTCGCGTCCCCCGCTTGCAGGAGATTGGCCTTGGCGGTCAGCGCAGACGCGCCAGCGCCGACGCCTTCCTCGACTTTCTTGAAGGCACCGGCCATCGCCTACTCCTGGCCCGTGAAGGTGCGGCCTTTGGCAGCCTGAGCTGCCGCCTGCACCTTGGGATTGGCCCAACCACGCTTGCCCTCTGCCACCTGAGAGTCAGCAGGAGCGGCCGCAGCCTTGAAGCGCGCCTGAGCCTTGCCGAAGGCGGCGTCATAGACGCGCTCGGCGAGACCCGGACCATGGCCCGTGAGGCCCGTGACGATGCCGGTAGGATCGAGCGATCGGACGACACCGCGACCGGCACCACGCACCGTGTTGGTGTCCTCCTTGGCGCCCTGGTAGGCACCGACTGCCGCTGCCGCAGGGAGAGCCACCTTGCCGGCAGCCTTGAGTGTGGCACCGACGCCGCGAGACGCCCATCCGCCCATGCCAAGTCCAACGCCCAGGCCCGTGTCCGTCATCGCAATGAGCAACGGACTGTCGAGCGCCGCACCCGCCGTTGCGATGCTGCTGTCGAGCGCGCTGGCGCCATCGAGAATCTTGGCTGCGTGTGCTGTCATGGCCTTGCCGGCGTTCGCCAGCGCACTGCCGACCGGATGCGCAACCGTCAGCGCCGCGCTCGGCGCCGCAGCCTTCATGCCTTCGTAAGCCGCAGCGCCAACGCTGGCGCCGTGCTCACGCGCGTCATGGAAGGCATGCGCGCCCTGAGCCCCTGCCGCGATGACCGTCAGGCCCGTCTGCGCCTTGCCGTAGGCCTCTCCGAGGCGAGACAGCATCGGCGGCTTGGGGGCGGACGGCGGGGCCGGGGGAGCCGGGACGTGGGAAGTGGTGCCCATGTGGGCGTCGTTGCCGAGGCGGGAAAGATCGGACGTATTGCGTGCCACGAGATCGCGCGCGGCCGCGCCGCGGCCAGCGTCGACACCCGTGAACTTCGCTTGCTCGGCCAGCGAGCGGGCCGTGGCGTTGCGGGCGTCGATGATCTTGGCCTGATCCGGAGCGTCGAACACCTTGCGCTTGGCGCTCATCGCCTTGGCGTCGAGGTTGCGGACGGCATCGACGTTCGGGTTGGTCTTCGCGGTCAGTTCTGCCGCGCGCTGGCGCACCATGCCCTCGATGTCGAGACCACGGGAGGCAGGCGCGTTGATCGACTGCACCGCGTTTCCAAGGCGCGCGTGCTCGGCAGCCCGGTTGCGCTGACGTGCGACGGCGTTGTCCATCTGCGACGTGGTGAGAGACTTCGCTGCGTCCTTGCCGAAGGTGGCCCTGTAGTCCTCTCGCGCACGCTGCTTGGTCATCATCGCCGGTGTGGGCTGGCGGGCCCAGCCCTTCTCACGCTTGTTGGCTTCGATCGCGGCATCCCATGCATCGGGCTTCCCCTTCGCGATCTTGTCGAGCACGGCGGCGCGCCTGGCCGCCGTGCTCGACGCCTTCTCGGCGCCGGTGGCGCCGAGACGGTTGGACGTGGTGCGATAGACTTCCGCCATCGCGCGTGCCTTCTCCGTTGGAGAGGTCTTCTCCTTCACGGACGGCATGTCCTCGATCCGCTCGTTGATGCCCCGGCGTTTGCTCATGATCGTCTCACTTCCCGAGTTTGCGGTTGGCCTTCGTCGCGTCGAGGGCGGGGGTGCGCGTCACTTCCCCTTCTTCGCCGGGGCTTTCCTCGCTGCCGAGTTGTGGGCGGCGAGCTGCTTGCGGTCGTTCCGCTCGTCGAGGATAGAGCCCTCGTAAGCCTTGAGCGAGACGCCTTCCTTCTTCGCCACCTTGCGGTCCATGGCGGCGTCGGTGGCAGAGGTCTCCCACTGCTTGGCCGTCATCACCTTGGTCTTCTCGGCAGCGATCGCCTTCCGATCGACCGGCTTGGTGTGCGACGGCGGCAGAGGCTTGGGCGTCGCTGCCTTGGGCGATGGCTTGGCCGGGGCCTTCATGGCGTCAGCACCCCTTGCCCTTGCCGCCGCCCTTGCCGCCCTTGGCGGCCGGCTTCGGGGCGGCCTTGGTCTCGCCCTTCGGCTTCACGGCCTTGTTCTCGATGCCCTTCGACTTCATCATGGTGTCACGCCTTCTTCTTCGGCCGGCCGCGGCGGGCCGGCTGCGTTGCGACTTCGGACTCGGGCTCGGGCTCGATGTCGTCATCGACGACTTCGCCGCCCGTCTGCTGCTGGAAGAACTCCTGCACCTCGCGCTCGCGCATCATCTCGGCGAGCCCCTTGGAGCAGTAGAAGTTGGCGTCTCCCTCGTCGAAAAACGCCACCACAGAGCCCGGCTCGACCGAGACGTACTGCGCCCGACGCTGCTGCAGGAACCAGTTGGCGTCGTCCGCGTCGCGAAACGACACGCACAGCCCCGGCTGCACATCGATGCCGGCGTTGTTGATGCTCCAGCGCCCCTTCTCGGCCGCCATCACCAGATACTTCTCGCCGTACTTCTGGCCATGCACGTCGACGAGGTCGATCGTGCGCCAGGGCCCGCTCGTGCAGGCGCGAACGAAATTCATGCAGTCCCCCAGTGGACAAGAGCTGGAAAGGCGGGGCGGCCCCGGATGCCCCCATGAGAGGCCGCCCCGTGGTCACGTCCGGATCAGACCTCGATGCTCGATGCGCCGATCGGACCGTGGTAGGCGTAGCCGCGCCGCGCCGTCACGCCGATCAGCGTGCCGGTCGAGTGCGTGCCACCGAGCGTCGGGGTCACCTTGAAGTACCGCTTCTTGCCGCGGTAGCCGACGATCGGGATGACCGTGTCGGCAGCAGCCTTGGCAGCGGTGATCGAGCGCACGATGCCCGTATCGCCCGGCGCCGTAGCACCAGGGTCGAGGATCAGCGCGTCGTCGGCGCAGGCGGTGAAGGTCGAGTTGTCGTCGCTCTCGGTGGCGAAGAACTCGATCTTGTTGGTGGTCGTGAACGTGATGCCGCCGGCACCAACGAACAGTTCCACCGTGCATGCGCCGAAATCGAGCAGGTCGATCGCGGTTGCCGAGGGCGTGGTCGTGACGACGGCAGGCGCCACCATCACGACGCTCTGCGCCTTGCTCTTCTCGTCGTAGTCAGCCATGTGCGTGGTTCTCCGAAGTTGGAAAGGTCTAGGCCGTCAGGATCAGGCGATCTTGAGCAGCTTGATGGCCTCGGGGATGATCACGCGGCCGGTGTTGTAGCGACGGAAGGTCCACTCGGTCACGGCTTCGCGCTTGCGGGTCAGATCGTCGCGAACGACGCTGATGCCGATGAGATCGTAGATCTCGTAGCCGCGGCGGAGGTCGCCGAAGATGACCGGGATCGCGTTCGAGCCCGTCTGGGCATCGGCGAGATCGATCATGTCGGAGTTGTACGGGAAGCCCCAGATCGTGGCGGGCTTGTCACCGGCGACGGGCGCCCAGATCGGCACGCCGATCGTGGACTTGATGCCCTGCAGGTAGCCGAGCGTGCGACGGTTGAGGAAGAACGCCGGGTTCTGGCCGCGCTTCAGCTTGGACGCGATGTTGATCATGTCGGCCCAGTCCAGGGCGCCGCTCGTGGCCGTCTGCACGGTCTCGATGCGGGTGTCCTTGGTGATGCCCTGGGGCGACTTGATGCCGGTGCCGGAGATGTAGGCGATGCCCTCGCCCTTGCCGAACGCCTCACCGACGTCCATCGCGATCTCCTGCTCGAGATTGAAGGCCGAGGAGACCATCATGTCGAGCGTGGCGGGGATCGTGACAGTCTGGCGGTAGAGCGTGATCTGCTCGTTGCCGTACTGGCTCTGGTCGTAGGGGCTCGTCTCGCCTTCGCCCTCGTACTGGGCGACCGGGATCGAGAGACGACGCGGGATCTCCATCGTCTTCGACGTCGCCTGACGGACGCGCGCGAACATGCGCACGGGCGACATCTCGGTGATGTTCTTGCGGATCTCGTTGTCGGTGACGAGCGGGACGAGGTAGCCGCCCTGGACGTCCGAGTCTGTGCGCAGGGTCTTGTATTCGTGCTCCTGCGACTTCAGGTCCGGGCGGAACTCGAAGATGTCGCGTCGCGCCGGGGCCTCGTTCTTCTTCATGAAGTCGAAGAACGACTTGTAGTGCGGCTGCTGGCGCTCGACGTCGGCGTCGAGGGTGCCGGCCGACGACTTCTGCGCGAGCAGCAGCTCGAGCTTGTCGAGGCGGGTCTTGTAGTCGTCGGAGCCCTTCTTGACTTCGCCGAGTTCCTTCTCGGCCTTGGCCAGCGCCTCCTGGAGGTCGGCCTCCTTCTTCGCCGTCTCGGCCCACTTGGCGGTCACAACGGCGTTGAGCTTTTCGTGCGCCTCAGCCACGTTGACGAGGTTCTTCTTGGTGTCCTCGCCGATGCCGCGGATGCCGCCGACATCGGTCTGCAGCGTCGTCACGGCTTCCATGACGACGCGAGCGAGCTGGGCCGGATCGTCCGGCAGCTTCACGGGTGCATTCATTTTGGGATGTTTATCCTGCGGGTTGCTGTTTGATCGCAGCCGCGGCCCCCATGAGGGTGGCAAACGCGGTAAGGAGCGCATCCGCATCCTTGGTGGCGCCAGCATCCCGCTGGGCCGACTTGCGATCTGCATCCCGCAGACCAGATAGCTCCGCCGCCAGTTTCCGGCTGATCCCGAGAGCGCGCAGACGAGCTTCCCGCTCGCCCTGCTCGAGGGCCTTGAACTCGCCGTCACTGAGGGAACTGAAGGGGCTCGAAAGATCGAGGCGCTGGTAGTAGCGATCGACGTTTGACTTGACCGCTTCCAGCACCTCGTCGGGGAGTTTGACGCCCCCGCGAGCACCGCACAACGAAGCAGTAGCCTTATATAATGCCGTTCGATTCGCGGTCAACTCTCCATCCTCGCCGATGTCGGCGATAAGAAGGCGCAGGTCGAGTTCGTCGAGCGACTTGCCTTCCTCGGCGAAGAGAAACGCGCGACGCACGTCCTCGTCGCGCTCGCCGAATGCCGACTTGACTCGCGCCAGAGCGGCGGCCGGATCCCACGCCGACGACATGCGGTCGACAGGCAGGTCTTGGAACGGCACGAGGCCCTTCACCGTCTCCACGCCAGCGAGCGGATTCATCGGCATGTTCACGACGCTGATCTCAAAAAGGCGGATCTCCTTGAGCAGGCGAACGCCGTCGGTCTTGCGCGTTTCCTTCTGCGTGGCGCGGTAGCCGATCGACGTGCCCTTGAGGCCGCGGCGCTTCAACTGCGGGATGATGCGGCCGGAGACGAAGCTGTCGTCCTTGGGCAGCTCGGCCTTGAACCAAAGTCCGCGCTTGTCTTCCTTGGCGTCGACGATGGTGCCGATCGGCGCGTCCTCCATCTTGTGGTTGAAGAGGAGGAGCGGCATGCCGTGGTCGCGCAGCGACTTGGCGAAGGCGCCGGGAACGACAGCGTCGTTGCCGAGGTCGGTGTTGTTGAAGATGGAGCCGTAGCCGGTGATGACGTGGCAGTCGTCGGTCTCGGCATAGCCCTTCGTATCGATGTCGACGACCGAGCCGTAGTCGCAGCGGGTGGCCATGGTGATCTCGTCCTTTTCGTTTGCAAGAGGGTTGTCCGCGGCTCGCCGGCGCGCGCGGTGTGCGTGTGGGGGGGGGCATCGCCTCTTGCGAGAGGAGGCGAACGAAAAAACCCCGTGGCGCTGGCGAGGCGCACGGGGCTGAATGAATTGGCTTGCTGTCGTGGTGGCGTTCCCGTTCGGGAACAAAGTGCGGCTGTCAGTCAGGAACGGGCTGTTTTGTTCCCGTTCAGGAACATCACCGCCGCTGGGCGTGTGGCGTGCGGTCCATCGTTCTGGAGTGCTCGACGGAGCGGCGGATCAGGCCATCGACGTCCCACGTCTTCGGGGATGTACGGTCGACGGTGACGTTGGCCACCCGACCATCGGTGACCTGGGCGCGACCGACGACGCGGCGGTTGACCAGCACCTCGACCGTCGAGGGAGATGTCTGGCGCAACGTCGCGAAGGTCTGGCCATCGCCGAGCACGACGCGGGCGCGGGTGGCGCCGTTGAGAGTGACGACACTGGTGGGTTTCAGCACGGGCGGGGTGCCATCTGGCTTGCGGCCGTAGCGGCGCGTCGGGGCGCTCGGACCTGTGTGGATCGGGGTGCGCGTGCCGTCATCGGCGACGTGGACCGTGGTGACGTAACAGCGGCAATTAATTCGCTCGCGGAGTGGGGCGCCCATCGAGGCGTCGCCCGGGAAGCGCAGCAGCGCGCCGCCGACGGTGAATGGGTCGGCAATCCCGACCTCCTGGCCGTGCGCCGCATGATGCGTGTCACGCTCGCGGCCGTCGAGCAGGGAGTTCCACACCTTCACCAGCCGACCCGTGGCTTGGCTGTCGGGGACGATCTCCACCGGGGGCGTCTTGGCGTCCTCATGCCGGGCTTCTTCGGCCTGGGGGTTGGTGTTCCCGATCACGACGCCGGAGATCTTCTGCTTCCACTTGCGGATCGTCTCCAGGACCGTGGACTTGATCCGACCGACGTAGCCGGCGGTGACGCCGGTCACGCGCGTCTTGGGGTCGCCGGCGTCCTTGGTCTCGATCTCGTCGAGCCCCCACGCCTTCGACATGCCATCGTCGACGACGTCGTCATCGGGGCTGTAGAGACCCGGATCGGCCATCATGCCGCGCGCCAGTTCCCGATCGAGAGAGGCGAGGATCAGTTGCGCGTTGCGGTGCGCCTGGTCGGCGAGGGACTGCAGGTGTTGGTTGCTGCGGCATGCGTCGGCGAGCGTCGGGTCTTTGGGCGGGCGCCGGCCCTGCATGACCATCGTCACCCTGGCGTAGTGGCGGGTGAGGATGGCCTGGATGCGGGAGAGGTGGCCGAGCTTCTCGAACGACCCGAGGTTCCCCCCGATCCCCTCCCATGCCGCGATGTAGTCGAGCCCTGCCCGGTAGAGCGGCCGCGCAAGCTCGGCCTCGAGGGCGAGCTTGGCATCGAGCAGGTCTCGGGCGGGGTCGGTCACGGGCGGGCCTTCGGGGTTACTTCAGCGGCGCCGGCGGTGTCAGGGCCCCACCGTAGGGCAGGTTCGTCGCCGGGTTGCCACGCTTGGCCTCACGGGCCTTGTAGGCGCCGATGCGGGCGGCGTTACTCCAGCCCTTCTTCTTCTCTCCAGCCTCGGAGGCCTTGGCCGCCGCTTTCATCGCGCTGAAGCGTTCCTGTGCCGCCGCGAAGTTGGACGGCGACGTGGACGGGGTGGCCATGCGGGTTTGGATCGCGTCCTTGGCCGCGATGCCGGTATTCACCACCATGCCGGGCAAACTCATGTCCCAGGCACCTTTCGCGGCCCCCGTGGCCATCGCTTTCGCGCCATCGTGGCGGGCATCCCAGGCGCCTTTGAGGGCACCCCCGGCCATCAGGCCCGCACCCACCAATGGCACGGCTTTGGCGAGCGTCATACCGGCCCGAACGAGACCTGTAGTTGCAGCACCCATGCCAACGGTCCAAGCGGCCATTTCACCCGTTGCCTTGGCGCCTTCGGTGGCGGCTTCCTTCAACTGTCCCGTGGCGCCAGCACCTTCGGCCTTCGCCTTGTTGGCGGCAACCAGAGCCGCCACACCGACAGCAGCCACACCGAGACCAACACCGAGCGCCTTGCCGCCCTTGGCCTTGGGAGCCTTGACGGGTTCGGCGGCTTTGGGAGCGGGAACAACCGGATTGGCAGCAGGCTTGCCACGCTGAACGCCTTGCGCGGCGAGGGTCGGCGTTGGATCGGCTTTGGGAGCGGCCGCAGCCTGTCGCACTTCGATGGACTTGGCGCGAGCCGCGTCCGACCAGCCAAGCGGCGTCATGCCCTTCATTGGCGCGACTTGTGGCGGCGAGCCACGCCGCACGGCAGGGGCTGGCGCAGCGGCTTGCGGCGCGGCAACCTTGGCCGGACGGACGGGCTTTTTGGTGCCTCCAACTGGCGGCAACTGGGTGCCTTCGGCCAAGCGGTGGGCAATGCGCGGACGCAAATCAACGGGATGCGCCTCGCCGGGGCGCACTTCGCTGCGCGTTCCGAGTGTATCCTTGAGACGGCGGGCATCGCTTTGCCAGCTATCGTCCCACTTGCGGCCCTTGCCGTATGCCGGGTCTTTACGGTTGATGCGGTCCTGTAGACCTGAGCGCAGTTCACGCACGACATCGCCCGCCGTGCCACCCCCGAGAGGATCGGACGGGGTGCCGCGCACCGGGGTATTCGCCGGGACCGACTTGGCTTTCTTCCAAGCCTCGGTGTACTTGTCGATCGGCATCTTGCGGCCGTCGCCCAGCGTCACATAGCCCTTCGGCTTCGCCTTCGCCGCTTCGACGGGCTTGACGGGGGCAAGGACGGGGGCGGGCGTGGCAGCCGGGGCAGCCTTGGGCGCGCGGGGCTTGCGGGCTGGCTTTTCCGCAGGCTTCGGAGCCGTTTCCTTGGCGTGGGCTTCCAGTGCCGCCGCCTTGGCCTTGCCAAGCGGATCTTTCTCGCTGGTTGGATAGGTGAAGACCTTCCAGCCTTCTTTCTCGGCGTGGGCTTGCGCCTTGGCCAGTTCTTCCGGGCCGCCCTTGTTCGTCCACATCGCGGCTTTCGCCTCGGGGGCGGGCTTGAACTCGGGGCGATAATTCACGCCATCAAAGCGGGTCTGCTTGCCGGTCGGCTGCAGTCCGGTCATTTCCGCACGGGCAATGACGATGGCTTGCGCTTCGGCCTTGGGTGCCTTTGGAGCTTTCTCTGCTTTCGGCTTGGCGTTGGCTTTGCGATTTGCCGCAATGACCCTGGCATTCTCAGGGTTCTGGGTGCCGTGGAGACCGGAGGATTGTTTCACGCTTCCAGCCGTTTCCTTGCTTCCGCCAGTGAGGTCACCTGAAGACGGAGGGGAGGCGGGCTTGGTTTTGGTTGGGGACGGCTGAAAGCCCGTCTCCTTAAAAGTGCCCTTAGCCGTTTCGCGATACGCCACCTTCGATCCGTCTGGCCTCTCGATCGAGAGGTGAAGATAGGCGGTCTTGATCTCCCCCCCACCCTTCATCGTCGTCTTGACGCGAGCGGTCACCTTGCCACCGTTGTCGACGTCCCACTGGTGCATAGTGAGACTGTTACCAATGCGGCGCTTGATTTCTGCGAAATTGACTTCAGCCGCCTTCAGAACGTCAGCCTTCCCGCGCGGAGTCGCGTCAGCCCCTTTAGCCGGGGTGACTTGCGGAGCGGGTTTAGCGCCCTCCGGACGGTTTAGTGAGACATCCTTAACGCGATCCGCCACGCCATACAGCCCAGCAGCTTCAAGCGCCTTGACGGAGCCGTGCTGCTCAAGCAAGCGCATGTCTTCCGCTGATGGCGGCGCTTTCGATGGCTTGGACAGATCGATGCGTTTATTCAGACTGCCTCCAGCTTGGGCGCGTTGAATATCTTCCCAGTCATGCCCCATGATCTTACCGGCGCCTGGGCTTTTCATTGATTCAATTGCCTTTGAAATTTCAGGATTTGTTTTTGCCAGGGTTTCGATACGAGAACGAAGAGCGGAGTCCGTCGTTTCGCCTGTTTTAACAGGGGAAATAACAGCGGGCTTGGCTTCGGCGCGGCGCGCAATTTCCTCGGTGGCGAGTTTATGGCGGGCGGCCATGTTGGGTGTGACGCGCGCCTTGTTCGTGCGCTCGGTTTGAGCCAACTCTGCATCCGACATTGAGCCGACCTTGGCCGCTTCGCCGGCATGATCCCAACCCACTTTGCTGTTGGCGAGCCTGACCGGCTTGGCATCGGCCTTGCGCACGTCTGCGCTGGCGGTGCGGGCCGCATCCGACCAACCGGGACGCTCGCCTGACGGGGCGGGCTTGACCTTCGCCTGCTCGACGAGATCGGTCTGCTTCATGCCGGAGCCGAACAGCCCTTCATTGGCCGGATCGCCAACGCGGCCCTTGGCTTCCTTGGCGCGCACTTCGGCAGCGATCTTGTCCGCCGTCGTCGGCTCGCCAAACATGCCGGCTTGGCTGGCGTCGGGCTTCGTCGTCTTGGCCACGTCTTTCGCCTCCGGTCCAAACATTTGGCTCTGATTGGGATCGACGGGTTCAGCCGCCTTGGGCGGTTCGGTGCCCATCAGCGCGTGGATCCCGCCCGTCTGCATGGTATCGCCGACCTCGCGCACGAACGAGCGTGCGGCTTGGCTCGGACTCTGACCTTCCGCAAGCGCCTTGGCGGCTTTGTCGAGCATGGCCGACACCGGGCCGCGCGAGGTCGCCAGCTTTTCAATGAGTTCGGCTTGGCGTCCTGCGCCTTCGGCCTTGGCGGCGTTGGTTTCGTGGCTCAGCTTGTTGCCGGCGGCTTCGATGGTGCCCGCTTCGCGCTCGAGCAGCCCGAAAATGCGCTTGTCGGTCTTCAGCGCCGACATTGCCTTGTCGAGCACCTTGGCGCGCTCAGCCAACAATGACCGCACGTTGGTTTCGGTGCCGAACAGCGATCCTGTGGTTTCGTGAAATTCCGGGGCGGCCAAGGCTTGCTGCACGTAAAGCCGGGCGTGCTGTTCCGAACCCATGCCAGCTTTCGCCATTTCGGTGAGCATGCCGACGTGGCGGGCCGGGTCTTTGACTTGTTCGCCCACCGTCGCTGCGTGCTCCGGCTTGACGCCACCGGACACCACCATATCGAAGGCGGGATCGGACAGTTTCGACAGCGCCATGGCTTGGCGCACCTTGCCGTCCGACATCGGCAGCGAGCCGTCGATCAGGTCAGGGCGTTCGCGCACCACCTTGGCGAAGTCAACCGCCGAGCCCGACAGCTCTTTCATGTTTTTGAGGGCGGCGTAGGCGCGCACGTCCTTCGACGTCCAACCGTCGCGCTCCTTCATGACGTAGGCGTCGAGGGCGACGTTCTTCTGTCCCGCTTCGATGGCGCGCAGCGCGAGGCCGCGGCGCTGGTGGCCGTCGGCGACGAACCGCTCGCCGTCGCCGCGCTCCCAGACGATGGCCTTGCCGGCGGCGATCTGGTCCCACTTGTTGACGCCAGCCATACGGTCGGTGACGCCCGAAGCATCGCCGCCCGACTTGAACTGAAACGTCGCCGGGTCTGCCTTGATCGTGCGCGGGTCGACCTGCTCGAACGTCACCGGCTTGCCATCCGCCCGCGACGACGGTCCTTCGATGTGGCGGGCCGCCCCGATGCCGCCGAGCAGCATGGCCGTCAGCGGCAACCAATGCGACTTTTGGTCATCGTCCTTGCGTGCAGCAGCAGCCTTCGCCATGGTCAAGCCACCTTCCGCCCACTGCCGCTCTCAATCTTCGGCCGATAGCTCTTGAGGCCATCGGCGAAGGCGAAGATCTGGCCGAAGGCCTTCTCCGCCTCGGCCTTGTCCTTCGCCGGCTTCTTGTCCCCCGGTTTGGGCTTGCCCGGCTTGCCGCCTTCGACCGCAGCGCGTCCCTCGGCGCGCGCGGCCTCTTCCGCCCGTGCCTGATTGGCCGGGTCGGCATCAGGGCGGGCCTCGTGGTAGGCCTGCACCGAGTTGTCACCCTGCCGCGCCGCCGGATCGTTGATGCCGTGGTTCGTGAAATAGTCCTCGGCCTGGGGAACATCTCCGACCGAGCCGTAGATGGTGTCGCCACCGAGCACCGGCTCGAAGCCGATGATCTCGCGCGCCTCGTTGCGCGAGACGAGGTGCCCACCGTAGAGCCGAAGCGCGCGGTCCGACGCCGCCTTGGCCAGCACGGGGTTGGTCAGTGCGTCGTGGGTCAGTTCGATGTCGGCGCCGAAGCGCTCTGAGAACAGTCGGCCCAGGCCGCCGTAGATGGTCTCGAACACCGGGAGCACGGCCAAATAGTAGAAGGTCTCCCACGCGGTGGCGTAGTTGTTGTTGGTCTGGGCCGAGGTGCGGAACAGCGTCACCGGCACGTTGTAGGCCGATGCGATGGCGTCCTCGACGACCTCGATCAGCTTGGCGAAGTCCATGTCCTTCATCGACTGCGAAAGCTGGGTGAAATCCAGTTCCCCGCCGTCGGTGACGAGCACCTTGCCGGCGTTCTGCGATCCGGCGGCCAATGCCTGGAACTGCGCCCGCACGTCCTGCTTCTGCTCGGGGGTGAGTTCCGACTTGTAGGCGGCGATACCGGACGGGCGGGCGCCGTTGTCGAGCACCGAGGCGTTGTGCTGGATGCCCTTCAACCTCAATTCGACGTCGTGCTTGATGGCGTTGAGGCGGGACAGGCCGACGCCGCGGTAGCTGCCGTCCATCTCGTAGATCGGGAACAGTTGCACGAGGCCACTCGGGTCGCGCCACTGGAAGTCGCGGGGATTGGACGGGTCACGGTAGAAGGTGAGCGCGCGCGTTCCCTCGCTGTACCAGTAGTTGTCGGGCCACATATCCGAGGTGGACGCAGTCGGCTTGACGTACTGGCTTTTGGCCACCTCCATCATGATGATGTTCTGGAGAGGCTGGGCGGCGCTGGGGTTACCGTAGATGACCGGGTAGGCGGTGCCGGTCACGAGCTGCTGGACGGCCAGATCCTTGATGAAGCCCTTGCGGTCGCGGCCGCGGCCGGGGCGCTTCAAAAGCTGGTCGATCTGCGTGTCGGAGGCCATTTCCCCGTTGATCTTGACCTGCGGCTGAAGGCGGGCGACCTCGTCGGCGATCAGGTTGACGATCTTGGAGTAGGTGCTCGAGTTGAGGTAGAGCAGCCAAGCCTGATAGGGCCAGATTTCCTGTGCGGAGAGGAACTGGGCGGCGAACAGCCCGGACGGGCTCGCCGCGCTCGAAACCGGAGCGGCCACGGCCGCTTTCGTCTCTCGCGGCCGCCCAAAGAAGCGGGAGAAAAAGCCAGACATGGGGATGGTCCTGTCTCGTTGCGATCAGCTCGCCTTGCAGGGGAGGCCGCAGTTGGGCGGCACGCCGGGGGTGTAGGGGGGATCGGACTCGCCATCGGCCTTGGGGGCCGGCTTGGCCGGAACCGGCGCGGCTGGCGGAGCGGCGGAGGTCTCCGTGTTGGTGCCGATCATGATCGGGGAGCCGGCCGGGTTGGTCGAGCAGCCGCCGACCATGGCCGCGGCGACCATGACGAACAGCGAGAGCATGAAGCAGAGCACGAAAGCAGACGCAGCCTTCAGCATTTTGGTCTCTCCAGATCAGGCGCGGACATTGATCGAGCCGGTGATGGTGGACTGAAGCGGGCAGGCGATGACCTTGTCGCCGGCGACGAGCGTGACGGGGCGGTGTTCGAAGGGGCGCAGGATGTCAGCGGCCGCCGTGAGCGCATCGGCGCTGGCATCGACCGCGCCGCCGATGCGGATACGCAGGTCGGAGGCCGGCGTCAGGCTCTGCACCGTCACGGTGACGGCGCCGGATGCCGTGTAGATGAGCGTCCACTGCCCGGCAGGCAGGGACGTCGTGGTCATGGTGGTCATGGGTTGCTCCGCAAGGGCTGTGGTGGCTCAAAAGGCGCCGACGATCGAGGGGCCGGACGAGACTGGCGCGAACGAGATCATCACGCAATCGGCCCGGTTCGGCGACATATGGCCGTCCGGGGCCTTGTTGATCAGGATCTTGCCGGCCGGCGAGTGTTTGTAAGTGACTTGGCTCAGTTCGCTCTTCAGCTCGCGCAGCTCGGCGATGCTTCCATTCAAGCTGATGAGCGCATCCGCGTCCGTCACGACGCCGGTCGTGACAGCCTTGAACGTGGCAAGGAATCGGTCGCGCAGCGCCCACCAGGCCTGCGCCTTGGCGTTCGCGAACATATCCTCGTTGGTCCGGTTACCTTCGTACCGGCGCTTCGGGTTAACGACGGCGCCTGCCGCACTCCAGCCAGCGACGGTGATATTGTGGCGGCCGCGGGGCGACAGCACCTTGCGAGAGCCGACGCGGCGGTCGACGAATGCGACCCGGTACTGGCCACCCTCGTCGATGATGGTCGGGGCAACGATCACTGATCGCGGCCGGCGCGTGCGAGCCACGAGGTGAGCCAGGATGCGTTCGACGCGGTCCCTCTGCGCCACTCGTGCGGTTTCTCGCGCGGCCTGCGCCATCTTGAGCGACGTGGCCGCGCCGGCGCCGACGCCGATCGAATCGTAGAGCAGCCGATCGCAGCCACGCTCCATGGCGACGCCGTAGGCCCAAGACCCGGCCTCGCCGGAGAGCAGGTCGCCGCGCGTGCGAACGTCCTGCACCTCGACCCCGTGCCGGATGGCCAGAGCATTGCGATCTCGACCGCCGTCGGCGACGTCGAGTGCGCCGACCTTGGTTCCGGTAGGCTTGATGCCGAGACGCTGGCAGGCGTCGATGGAGGCCTCGACCCAATCCGAGGGGATCAGTTGACCCTCGATGCCGGCCGTGGCATCACGCAGGTACTCCTGCCGGAAGATGTGCCCGAGCCCTTTGGCCTCGAGGTCGGCTTTCTTCGTCGCCACCCATTCCGGGGTGTGCCAGGGTGCGTCCGACAGGTCGAAGATGAACTTGTTCTTTGATGTCGCCAGCCACTCGTTGAACAGCGTGCCGACGCGCGAGCTCGAAATGTCGATGCGGCAGTCGGTGTTGGCGGTCAGCGAGGCCTCGATCATCGCAGGGCGTTCGATGAAGGCCGCTTCGTCGACGAAGAACAGGGAGGACCGGCCGCCACGGCCGATGTTGTCGCCGGCCTCGCCGATGATCGACGCCTCATTCTCCGGGTTGACGAGGCGCATGTGGTTGAAGTGCGCCTTCTCGTTCAGCCCATCCGGCCGCAGGTAGTGCGGCAGGTTGCGCACGATCGAGCGGATCTTCTCGAAGATCGAGTTCATGTCGCCGAACTGGTCGACGAGCACTTCCTTGCGGGAGCCGAAGCCAACGACAGAGCCGGGCTTGAACAGGTACACCCACACGGCGAATGCGCACGCCATCCAGGTGGCGCCGCTATCACGCGACTTCTCGACCGGCTCTGACGTCTTCGTCGCGAACCGCTCGGCCAGCCACTCGATGTACTCGCGTTGCCGCGGAAACGGGACGACGGGGATCTTGGTCGGCATCCCCTTGTTGGAGTTGCGCGGCTCGTAGACCCACACGCAATCCGAGATGAAGCCGACTGGGGATGCCGCATAGAACGCCTTGGCGCCGGCGAGCATCACGGGGTCGCTGGCGATCCGGCGCTCGATCTCGAGCCGGCGCGCGAGTTCCCCCGTGAAGTCCAGCGGCCAATCCATGCGGGCCATGGATCAGTTCGCCTTGCCGAACGAGCCGGGCGGAAGCTGCTGCTGGCGACGGAAGGCATCGAACAGCTTGAGCGCGTCCCTGGGGTCGTTGCTTTGCTTGACGGCATCCGGCTCGACGGCCTGGTGCGAAACCGTGCCCTGGTGGACGACGTCGATCTTGCCGTTGAAGAGCTGGAAGTGCTCGCCGAGCTTGATCAGCGCCTTGGTGCGGTCGGCCAGCTTCAGGACCGGGATGACGTCCCCGAACTTGTTGGTGGTCAACTCCGCCGCGACCACAGCCTTCTTCTGGACCTCGGTCAGCTTGTCGGATGGGGTCAGGTCCACGAAGTCAACTTCGACCTCATAGGCCGTGCCGTCCTTCTTGTGGCGGGTGACCTTGCGCTTGCCCCACTGGAAGAAATCCCCCGGCTTGGCCAGCGCAATGGCTGCCAATTCCTGGAGGATCAGGCGGGCGGACAGGTCGAATTCCTTCTCGGCGATGGCGGCTACTTTCTCCGCACGCGCCTGGATGATAGCTGAGATACCCGGATGTTGCAGCGCCTTGCTCGCTTCCGATGCCACCCGCTTGTTGGTCCACTTCTTGGACGTCGGGTAGGCGTGGCGGTAGGCTGCGGCTGCGTTGAGGTGCCGGGTGTAGTGCTCGACGAATGCCGTCTGCTGCTTCGTCAGCTTGTGGGGTGATCTCCCCTTGGGTCTGTCTACCGTCATGGGCGACTCTCGTGTTTGCCTTGTGGTTCTCCTCTCTTCCCTGCTCTCTCTTGGGGGGGGCGGGGTGCTGGGATGAAGGGGGGAGCGGGGTGGTGGTTGGAGTTGCCCGTGCTGGGGGTCAGCGCGGGCGGGGGACGACAGGGGGTGGCTTCACGGCAGGCTTCTGGTCAGCCCCTGCCATGATGCGGAGCCCCTTGGTGACAGTGGCTGTGGCCTTGGTGATCCGACCATGCAGGAGGTGGTCGACCGCCTCCTGGCGGAGAGCTTGGCAGGTGCTGCAGCTCACGGGCTGGCCTCCTGGGCTCTCTGCTGGCGGGCGGCGATGATGGCCTTGAGGTTGGCCTCGTTCTGCGTGCCGCGTTTGCGGTTCTTATCGGACGGGGCGGCGGGTGCCTCCGGGGCGTGCGTCATGTGCAGCGAGGCGTAGTGCTGGTTGGCGGCATTGAAGGCCGCAGCAGGGCCGCGGGAAGCCGGACCGAATGCCTTGTTCATGAGGTCGATCGGGATGACTCCGTTCAGGGCGCCCCAGCCGGCCGCCTTGGCGACACCGGCCGCGTCGGCGCCGTGCTTGTGAGCGTCCCAAGCGTAGGCCGCGGCGTGGCCGGCCATTGACGCAGGCAGCGCGAACTTGCCGATGGTCGAGGCGGCCGCGCCAACCGCCTTGGAGCCGTAGCGCTCGGCTGCGCCGATCATGCTGCTCAGCACCAACGGCGTCGAGGCCTGCTGCGCGCCGGCGAGCGTGGCCTTGGTGGCAGCCATGGAATCGGAGGCGCCTGAAGCCTTGGCATCGCGGTGCGCGATCTTGGCGGCGGCGGCGACGGAGGCGATGCTGGCGGCCCCGGCAACCCCGAGCGTCAGACCGTCCGAGTTGTGGACCGAGGGACGTCCGACGCCCGGCTTGAGCTCGAACACCTGGCCGGTCACGGCACGGTCGCCGAGCGCGCGGGCTGCGGTGACGCGGTGGTTACCGTCGAAAACGTGGTACTTGCCGTCGTGGTAGAGGAGCTGGGGCAGCTTGCCGCCCGAGGTCGGGGTGGCGCCGCGCGTGGCGGTCTCCGCGATCTTACCCTTCACGGCCTTGACCGAGATGGTCGGCTGGTCGGAGACGACGGCCCTGGTCGAAACGGTCTGCACGCCCATGGGCTTGACGTGCTCGGGCTTCAGGAAGTCGAACTGGAGCGGAGCCCGGCCCTGGCCCGGGGTGCGCATCTGCTGGTCGAACAGCCGGCGATCCCAGATACTGGGGCGAGCCGAGCGCATGCGGGCGGCGCGATCGATGACGGCGCTGGCGCGCTCCGGGGAGCGGCGATGGGTGGCGGTCTCGGCCATGGGTCAGTTGCTCCGCTGAGACACACCGACAACGAGCGGGCGCTTGGACTTGGACGCTGCGCTGGCGGCGTAGTCGGCGACGAGGTTGTGCGCGACGCGCTCGCCCTCCTGCTCCCCAAGCACCCGGACGTAGATCGCCACCGCCGTCGCCAGTTCGGCCTCGGCCATGTGGAGGGCGTCGATGCGCTCGTCGGTGCTCATGGCGGGGAGGCCCGTTTGCGGGGGATGGGAGGGCGCGGAATACGAAGCCGGCCCGGGCGATATGCCGCCCGGGCCGGAAAAGCCGCATCTACTGTGGGAGCGTCACCGCGTCGGCAACGATGGTCGGTGGATAGATCGGCATGGTGGTCCATCTCCGGGGATGTGGACGGGGGGGATACGCAGGCACTGAACCGGGAATGGGGGGAGGGGTGTGGTCTCGCCGAATAGGACCGGCCCGAGGTCAGGACCAACGCAGCAGGATGCGCCCGTGATCAACTTTTGAGGTGCGTGGGGCGATTGCTGGTCGATCGGCTGGCGGTCATGGGCCAGAAACGATAGCGCCCGCCGAGCGTTATGCTGGGCGGGCGCGAAGCGAGACCATGACGAAGGTTGTACCCGTCCCACGGGCGGAGCGCAACCGGCGCTGCCTCAGAAATCGGCGCCGTGGAATGCGACAGAGTGTCGCAGGTTCGTGCCGCCAGCGGGTGGGACTCGAACCCGGTCACCCGCGAGGGCTGGTGCTGCCTTCCACCACGGCCCGCTGGCGGCACGAATGTTATGCCTCAGACACCTCTGCGGCAACCGCCTCGACCTCGTCGAGCGGCGCGGATCAGGCGCGTCTGCCGCTCGAAGTTCTTCGAGTAGATCATGTCGCGGTATAGCGTCGGGTCGGTAATGTGGCCGAACGAGTGCATTCGGTCCTCTGCGTCAAGCAACTCCTGCAAGTGCTCGCGCTGCGGCGCCAGCATCATGCGCGCCATGCCGATGGCCTGCATCGCAAGCGCGTGCTCTGGGCTCACCTTGTCGCGGTACTTGGCTGAAACGTCGGTCATTTCCGTGCCTTTCCTGCCGGGCTGAGGCGGCGCTCGATGCAGCCGGGCGCCGCCTCAGCCCGTGCGACATAGTCCTCTATGGCGTGCCTAGCCTCTTCGGCAAGCACTCGGCTGTTGCGCTCGGCGACAGTCTCTAGTCGCTGCCGAAGCGCCTCCGGTATGCGGAACCCGAGGAACGCCTTTGCGCCGATCTCGTCGTCTTTTTTCGGTCTAGCCATGGCCGAAAGCTACGTCCGCCAAGCCGGAACGTCAAACGTTTTCCGGCGATTTTCCTCGATCACGAAAATGTGATACGTTTTTCGTATGGCGCGGCTCCAGCCCCCTTGCATAACGCAAAACGTTATGCTATATTTAGATCATAGACGCTGAGATGGCCCACTAGCCAAGCCCATCGACCCGAACACACCCCAAGCCACAGGATGGACGACAAGGGGGATCGGGAAGAGGTAAGCGAAGGACTCCCATCCAGCCGAACGCCAACCCCTCTCCCCGAGGGCAATGGCGAAGCTATTGATAAGATGGAGAGCTACATGAAATTTTGCCTCGCTTGCGGCGCCCCCATCGCCTTCGCGCTGGCAACCGTGCTCCTTGGCAAATGACCATCGCGGCCCTTCGGGGCCGCACCATCAAGCCTTGCCCTTCTCCGACGATAGCGTTTGAACCCCCAAGAATTCCTTGGAGGTTCCCGCCCTGCCGTCGGCAGGCCCCTCGCTGCAACGAGGGGACACCTACTTTTTGGAGGCTACCATGACCGACACGACCACGACCGAGTTCCACGAGACCGAGTTCTTCATGGTCACGAACGAGAGCGGGGACGTCACCGGAGACGTGGATCGCGACACCGCCATCGAGCGGATGCGCGTCGACCACGGCGGCGACATCCTTCGCGTCACGCGCATGATGATCAAGGTTCCGGTTCCCAAGCAGACCGAGGTCACGCTCGAACTGCCGGAGCTTCGCGGCGACGAGGTCAACGTGACCGTCACGGCCTGACGTAGCGGTGAGGGCTCGGCTTCGGCCGGGCCCGATCCCCCTGCGCCAAGCAGGCGCCCCGCTGCAACGGGGCAATCAACTCCTTTGGAGGCTCACCAGCCATGGCTTACTTCGCCAGGATCAACGATCGCGCCCACCTCGTCGAGTCGTGGGAGCAGGTGTCCGAAGCCTACGTCAATGCCATCGCGACGCTCAATCTCGGAGTGTCCGAGACGCCGCCTTGCCGCATCGTCGACGAGGACGGCGTCACCGTCGCAACCGTGTCCTACAACGGCCGCGTCTGGCTCGGCATCGACCACTGCATCGGCGGCGGCATCCCGATCTACGATCCCAGTCATTGACCCCGACAAAACGCCCGCCATTCCACCAGGGATGCGCGGGCGTTTTGCGTTTCAAGGGGTAAGGGGCCGGCGCTGCAACGCCGAGCCCCGGGCGTGCTGCGTTTCAACGCCCTGGAGGCACCCCATGATTATCGAAGGCATCATCATCGCCGTCTGCGCCGCCGGCGGAACCATCTCGATCGTCACGCTGATCGCGTGCGCGCTCGGCGACATCTGAGGCCAACGCAAAGCCCCGGCACCGCAAGGTGACCGGGGCTTTGTCGTTTATGAGGGGCGCGAACTGCAATCGCGCGACACCTCGGACCCACCTGGAGGCTATCCCATGCTGGTCACCAACACCACTACCACAACCCGCTGGCGCGTGCCAGCCCTGGCTTGGGTGCCCATCACCCTGGCCATCGGCGCCGAGGCCGCGTCCAACGTGCTCCGTGCCTACGGGCTCGGCGCTCACCTCGAATCGTTCACCATCCACGTCCCCGCCCTGGGCGTCCCGGTCTCGCTGGCCGGCGCCGTCTTGGGCGTCGCCGCGATCGTGATCTCGCTGGCCCAAGCTCGGGTCGCATGGGTGGCGTTCACACCATCCGGATCACGGGGCCAGCGCCTGCTGGCCGGACTGACGCTGCCGCTGTTGCTGGCGATCTCGATCGCGGCCATGGCGTCGACCATCCTCGAGGCGCAGCGCACGAAGGTCGGCGGCGAAAGCCACGACCGGACGGCGTACACCACGGCCAAGGCGGCCTACGACGCCGCCAAGGCCGATCACGACCGAGTCGGCAGCGTCAGGTCGACCGCCGAGGTTCGGGCCGCCATGGAGCGCGTGCGCATCCCTGGATGGGCCTGGACCGACACCAAGCAGTGCACCGCCGATGCGGGGTCGATGTCTGCCGAGGCCGCCAAGGCCTGCCGGCCGATCCTCGACCTGCGCTTGGAGATGGCGCAGGCCATCACCAAGACGGACGCCGGCAAGGCGATGGAGTTGGCCGCGACCGCCATGGCGCGACTGACACCCCCGGCGGAGCAATCCGTCGAGGAAAACATCGTCTCGCGCGGCTGGGCGTGGATCATGGGGCTCGGCGTGGTGCTCGTCGCCACGTTCGGCTCCGTCCTCTTCGCCCGCGTCGAAACCGTCACCGTCGAGGTGCCGGCAGAGACTGCACACGGCCCGGTGTCACCCCCTGCAAGCCCGCAAACACGGGCTTTGCCACCCCCTGTCGCCCAGCCAAAGGGTGGCGTCGAAAGCCACGCCGCAGCCCTCGCGGATCTGCAGGCACTGCTTCACAGGCGGGAGCCGATCCCGAGCCAAGACTGGCTCGCGGAGCGGTGGGGGCGGTCGAAGACGTGGGTGTCCCTCCGGCTCGGCGAGTGGGAGGGGGCGGGAGAGATCCCGTCGCGCACCTCGGTCGGACGTTGCAAGACGTTCGAGTCGGCCTGAACGGTTCGGAAAGGCTCGTGGGTTTCGGCCCGCGGGCCTTTTTTTTGCGCGAAAATTGTGCGTTGTTCAGTTTCGCAACGGTTTTGGCGAACCCGGCAGGGCTCGAACCTGCAACAGGTTAGTGGTGCGCGCCGCTGGCTAATGGGGCGCCCGACGCGCGATTTGCCGCCCGATGAAGGGCGCGCGCGTTTCGCCGCGTCTCAGCGGCTCGTCATGGGCTTGATTTGGTCGGGGCGGCAGGATTTGAACCTGCGATTTCCTGGTCCCAAGCCAGGCGGGAACGGCCAGACTTCCCTACACCCCGAACACGACAAAACAGACGAAGCGCGTCACCGCGTCGTCGGTCGTGTCTGCTGTTGGGGCAAGAAGGGCCGCGATAAAGCGACCACTCCCGCGCGTCGAATGTCATGACCAGCCTCAACCGCCAAATACGGCCCCGAGCACGAAGCTCCCCACCACAATCGTGATCAGGAGCCGCCACTCCCAGGAGACGGACCGAGTGAGAGTGGGGATGTTCATGCGGCCACCCTAACGCCAACATCGACGACGAGCTTCGGATCAAACCCGGTCCGCTCGTTCGCATACCCTCGCGGGTTGCAGATCACGCGCCCGTCCCCGATCCGATAGTCGTGCCGACTGTGAACGTGACCATGCACCCAGAGGTCGGCCAGATCCACTAGATCGTCGAGGTTGTTGGCAAAAGCACCGTTGAGGACCGACCCCATGTAGTTGGCGTGGATCGACTTGGAACTCGGCGCATGGTGCGTGACGACGACCTTCGCGCCGTCGAAGGACTCGGTCAGCATGCCGCCGATGAAGTGTCGCGCATAGTCGTGTAGGCCAACCGCATCGGCCGGCTTGAAGCGACGTCCGCCGAACCGGATCAGGTGGTGGTCGTTCATCATGCCCTGAGCCGCCAGCATGGCGGGAGCGCGCCACGCTTCCCCGTCGAGCCGGTAGTCGGTCCACAGCGTCGCGCCGATGACGCGGGTGCTCCCGATGTCGACGTGGGAACAGTCGAGCCAGTGGATGCCCGCGTGGTCGGCGGCCGCCAGCGCCTTCTCCATCTCGTCGCGCATCTCGCCGCGGTAGAATTCGTGGTTGCCGAGAACGTAGACGACCGGGACGCCAAACTTCTGATCCGCCAGCCAGTCGATGGCGCGGTCGGCGCCCTCGCAGATGTCGCCGGCGCAGATCACCATGTCGCACTCGGGCCGGACCTTGGGCAGCGAGAACGGTTGCCGGTTGGCGTCGAGGTGCAAATCGGAGAAGACCCAAGCGCGCGCCATCATCTCACTCCGCCGCTTCCTTGACCTGAGAGAGCCCCAGCGCCTCGGCGATGGCGACCTCGGTGATCGTGCCGCCTGTGTGATAGCACAAACTGGCCGCGACTTCGACGGCACGGCGCGGGCTGGCTCCGGCCAGCATGGCCCCCATGGCGTAATCCGCGCCAGCTCCGAACGCAATCGGCGGGTCGAATCGCTCGATATAGGGGCAGCCGTGCGAATACTTGGCAATCCCCTCTCGGTCGATCACGACCAGAAAGCCCCACTCGGCATCCGTCCCCATTTTCGGGAGGGAGTCGACCCTGGCTCCCTCGTGGTGCCAGTCGATCAGCGGGTCCATCAACGGCGCCATACCCGTGAATGCGTAGACGCGCCCGTAGCGCATGACGATTTTCTGGAAGTCCGTGCCGCGGCGCTCGCTGCCCCACAAGCGCAGCCCGTCCGCCGCGATCGTTACCCCGTCCGTTGCAATGGTGGTCATCGTGACACCACCGATACTGTGGCGTCCGGAGATGGCGGCGGGACGAACCCGAACTCGACGAGTTCCGCCGCGCCCTTGCTCTGCACTCCGGCCCCCTTCAAAAGATCAATGAGGTCGTCCAGGAAGTCGAAGGACCAGCGATCGGTCTCGATCACCCAATAGGGACCACCGCCTTCGTCGCACTGGCGGACGATGATGTCTTGAGTGGCCGGCTCCATGCCATCACCTTCCTGCTCGTAGGTCTTCACGAACTCGCACATGGCCAATGCCGGGTGCTTTCCGTGGCTCATCGCCTTGCTCCTCTCCCGAAACTCTTCGCGCTCGCCGCGATCTTTACCTGCGCCGTCTCGGCCGAATAGATGGGGAACCGCGTCGCCTGTTTCATCACCTCGCGGTGTGCGTCTTCGAGTAGCGTCGCCCACCATGCATGGCGTTCGGCCTCGGTCTCGAAGCAGCCCATGACGTCCCTGAACTTGTGCCGGGGCTGCTCGTTGTCCTGCGACCGTTGTGCACCGAGCAGCATGACATCGAGGGAGGCCTTCAGGCGTTCCCCGTGCTCGCGACTTTCGACCTTGACGAATTCCAGCACCTCGAAGCGGTGATAGGCTTGCGACAGGTCGTCGTCCTTCGCCGCCGTCCGATCCTTCATGGTGACGACCAAAAACACGGGCCAACCGCCCATGTTGTCGCCCATGCGGCGCGGGACCGGATGTGCCGGCCCGCATAGACACACCGAGACGAGCCCCGCGCGCTTCTCCGCCGCCTTGTAGGAGCGGGAGCGCACGTTGATGTCGCGGGCGTTGACCTTGGCGATCTCGTCGCGGAGCGTCTTGGGTGGCAGGCGCATGACAGCTCGACTCAAATCCCTCTCGTGACGCGCACGCGCTTGCTCTTCTTCTGCTTGATTTTGCTCGAAACCGAAAGCCGTTTCGTCGACCGTTTCGGCTTCCCGGTCTTTTTGTCCAAGACGAAGCCTGGAATGTGGACTCCGCGCATCTTCATTTGCGCGCCCGCTTGAATGCGTCGGCCAAATCGGCTGCAAGGTCGGCCCGCTGGTGATCGGCGAGGCCATCACCCCACCACGGCTGGCTCTGTGGACGCGGCGGCGGGTCGGCATCAAAGGTGTAGCCGGCCGCGATCACCAGCGCGGCAGCGAGCACCGCCAGCGCCTTGTCGCCGGCCTCGATGGCCCTCTCCAAATGTCGGCGCCGGGTCGCGATCAGGCGGGCCATCAGGTTCTCGCCCTTCGACCGGCGCTTGAACTTGGTCTCCATCCGCTTGGCTCGAGCGCAGGCAAGGCGGATCGGTGTGAGCTTGATCTCCGTCGCCTTGCGCTCGGTCCTGATCCGGTCCTCCAGGAACGTGACGACGTTGATCGACGTCGGGTCGATCTCCCCACCCAGCACCTCGTCGAGAAACTGCGCCAGGACCGACGCGGCTTGCGCCTCGATGCTCTCTTCGGGGCGGTCGTCAAGCTCTCCAGTGGCGTCGTAGCGCGCCCTTCGATCCGGATCGGACAGGACGAGATGAGCGGTGTTGACAGCGTCGAAGTCCTCCCGGCGCCCGCCGGCGTCCGGGTGGGCGGTCTTGGCCTTCTTGCGGTACGCCCGGCGCACCTGCTCTTTGGTGGCCGTCTTGTCGACGCCGAGCGTGGCATAGGGGTCTAACGTCACGATGTTCCTCCCGCCCGACGCTTGAAGGCTCGGTTGCTCTCCTGCACGCGGGCCGCCAGCGCCGCCAGCTTGCCGTCAGCTCCGCCGTTGGCCACCACCGCGAGTTTCTGCATCAAGCGGTCATAGCGCTTGCGCACGGCCCGCCGGGACACCCCCTGGGCCTCGGCGATCTCATCCCACGATTCGGGCGGGTCCTTGATCCGCCCGGCCATGATCTCGGCCTCGCGCGACCGCTCCCACCCCCCGGGGGTGTCGCAGTAAACCTCGGTGATCCAGTCCATCACCCGTGGATAGTCCTCGATGTCCTGGGCCGCTTGCTTGAATGGCGGTCGCCAGTCAACGGTCGGGTCTGCATCCGAGACCTCCAGCCACTGCTTCAGGTCGGCGAGCACGGCGGCGTTGGTGCGTTGGCGCTTGATGTCGAGCGGGATCAGCCGGTCATAGGACAGCGCTCGGCACACCCTAGCCTCGACCTCGGCGACGGTGATGCCCCCCGGCTCACGATAGGCGACCTCGTGCACGTCGCGCCACTTCTGCGGCTCCGGCGCGTCTGCCTCGCCGCCCATTGACGATCCGCGACGGGCGCAGTCCCTGTCGCGCTCCATGTCGCGCGCCAGTTCGGCGCTTTCGGCGTCCTCGACCGCGCCGAACCGGGTCGTGGATGACCACATCAGCCCCGTGGTCGAGGCCAGCGGTTCCGGCACGACCCCGCGCGGCCACTCCCACGTCGCCAGGGATATGGGCTGCCACGCATCGGGCTCCAGGCCTGGGAGCCACTGTGCGACACCCCCTGTCTTGGGCTGGCGCACCCCCCAGATCATGCCAGACCCGCCGGGGGGCGTGCCGCGCACGGCATCGAACACCCGTCCCTGCGTGATCAATCGGACCTGCCTCCGCTCCGGGGGCAGGTCGTCCATGGCGTACCATGGGGCCTCGTCTGCTGCGGTTGAAATCAGTTATCTCCGATCAATGATGTTTCACGTTTGCTTCACGGGAAACCTTGTCTTCACCCACCTGCCGACCCGCCGCCTCTCGCCCCGAACCCCGCCGCGCGACGCGACACCGCCCGGAGCCCGCGCTGTCGCGCGCACAGACGCAACCCTCGTCGCCATGACAGGCGGGGTCGAGTCTCGGTAGCGGAACACTGCCGCCGGGGCCGAGTTGCCGTGCGCCCGGCTGTTGTTCATGGCGACCCAGTACCAGAGCCATGCGTTTGCGCCGCCATGGGTGTGCGTCTGCGAAGCCTGTGGCGGCGCGCCATTGTGTTGCTCATCCCGGCGCTCGTCGGAGCAGGCGGCTAGCAGAAGCGCGAGGAGCACGACCATATGCCGCTCGGTCATGTCCGCTTTCCCCCAGCTTCGATGTTGCAGGCCGGGCAGAAGTGATGCCCGTCGACGATAGCGTGCCGCGGATCGCGAAGGTCGAAGACGTGCGAGCAGGACGCGCACGCCGAGAGATTGCGCATGTAGGCGTCGAGAGACCGAGCCTCGTGGACGAGATTTCCGAACAGGCCGCGCATGAGGTTGCTCGCATCGTCCAGCGTTTCGATCGGCGGCATGTCGAGCCGCCCGTAGCGCTTCGTGTCCGCCTCGCTGTCGCCCATCATGTCCTCTCCCCTTCCCGGCCCTTGGCGACGCGGCGGCGCGTGGCCGGATCGATCTCCGCCCAGCGCCGGCCTCGCCAGATCACGACGGCCCGTGTCGGGCCGACCAATGGCTCGAAGTCTGCCGGAGGCGGGGCCCTGCTCGACGAACTGGCGCAATTGGGCCTGCGCGGCGGCCTGTAGCGTGGTCATCGTATCTGCCCCCCCTTCTATCTCGTGCTCTCGGCGCGGTCGGCGGCGCGCTTGGCCTTGCGGGCCTTGATCTTGCGGGCATTGGCCCGCCTGTCCGCCGCCCGGAGTTGACACTCGATGCTCGCGTACCGGCTGACCCGGCCCGCCTTCCAGCTCGTGCCCACGGGCTGTCCGCACCCACAGGCACAGGCCGGGCGCGCTGGCGCGTTGCTGTTCAACTTCTCCGTCGTCATAACGCCTCCATGCCATCACCACCTCTGCGCTCCCACTTCGATGCCGAGCTCGTCCGCAACATACGTCGGGTCGATTCTCAGGTGTTTCGCGATTGCTCCAAACGACCATCCGCGCTTGCGAAGACGGTGGATTTCGGCTTCGGTGGCGGACGGCGGCCGCACGTCGCTGGCCTTGCGCTGTCGCTGTGCGATGGCGCCGTCGGGAACGTCGCCGCGCCACGTCAGCGCGTAGCCCTGACCGGCGATAGTGTGCAGGGTGAGCGGCATTCGGGTCGCGCCAAAGAGACTTCGCAGACCGTTGATGTGATACGCCAGCCGCTCGACCCGAATGCCATGCCGCCCGAGCGCCGCGAACAAGGACTGCCTGTCGGCGACACTCCCGCTGGCATGGAGCAACACCTCGACGAGGGCGCACTGCACCGGCGACAGGTTGATGGAGCCGGACGACGTGCAAAGCTGCCCGAATTCGGGATAGAAGGCCGCGCGCCCGCCGAGCCAGACCCGGCCGGGCGCGGGCTCGGGCGGCTTCGATGCCGCCACGACGTCGGCCAGCGACGTGACGGTGCGCGGACACGCGACGGATGCCTGCCCCATGGCGGAAGCCCGCACGGCATCGACGATGCCCTTGACGCGGGGGTCGGCGACTGCACGCTCGCCGACCCGGATTCGCGCGTAGCGGACCGTGGTGTGGTCACGTCCACCGAACTGGCTTCCGACGAACGGCAGCGAGCGCCCTGTCAACTCGATCGACAGCGCCATGGCGATCTGCCGCGCCAGCATCCATGCTTGGTTCTCGCGCGCATGAGAGGTGAGATACCAGGACGGCACGCTGCAGACCGTCACGACCGCACGCTTGACGTCGGCAATGGTGATGCGGCCGGCATCGCGCATGTTCCCCGACCCCGGCGCGATATCTCGCCGGGGCGGGAGGAACACGTCATGGCCCTGCTGCGCCGTCTTCATGCCACGGCCTCGCCAGCCTCGGTGGCCAGTTCCTGCGCCGCATGCGCGTCGGCCTCGTCGAGGTTGTCGACGATCTCGGCGAACACCGGTGTCATTTCGACCATGACGTCACCGGGTTCGCACGCGCCGGCCGTCACCTCCGCTTCGGATGGCGGGCGAACCCCGATCAGGCCGTAGCTCTCGGCGATAGTTTGCAGTTCGGAACTCGACACCGTCTCCGACTGCCAGGACAGACGGATGATGTCGCGGACCGCAGCGGCGGCGCCGGTGAGGGCACCGATCTCGGCCTGGATCTTGGCTTCGTCGGTCGTCTCGATGGTCTCGGTCATGCGGCTGCCCTTTCCTGCGACCACGCCTGCCACGCCTTGGTGTCGTGGATGACTGCTGGGCTCACCCCATCCGGAAGCTCGTAGCGCATGCTTTCGAGACGCTTTGTCGCCGGGCACGCGCTTTGGATCGCGCCGGCGATATGGCTCAATCCATGGTCACGCCCACCAACTCCGCCGCCGACCGCGTCGCGCTCATAGGGATTGTCCGTTGCCGCCCGTTTGTGCTTCGACATGAATGTCCCTCTTTCCCTCGTTGGTCTCATCTGCGAAACGCACGTCACGCCAGCGCGGCATCGAACATATCTGGCTCGATTTCGGCCTCGTCGTTCGGAGCCGCGAACTTGGTCCGGTCTCCCGGCTTGGTCAGCGCCACCCGGCATCCAGGCGGTATCCAGTCCAGCTTGGTCTCGCGCGCCCACGGCGTCAGGCGGCCGTACATGCGGCGCCACACGAACCAGGCGTAGGCGGTCGCCGTCGAGGCGTCCGGATCCCACTTGCCCTTGACCATGGGCACCCGCTCGACGAACGGAGCTACTACGGCCGGGGGATGCGTCCGGAAGATGCGCTCGTGGCGCTCGACGCCCTCGAGCCAAGCCGTGCGGACGAGGACCGCGACCCCCACAAGGGCCTCGTCCAGTGCCCGCTCGACGAACTCGACGGCGAGATTGAACGGTGGGTTGGTGATAATCCAATCAGGCCGGTTCCGCGGCCCCTCGACCACGTCTGGCCCAACCCCGACGAACGACCCGACACCATCCAGCCCGCCGTAGTCGAAAACGTCAGTCATGTGCACCGAGGTAAAGCTCTCGGCGAGGACACGCCCCATGTGGCCAAGGCCGGCTGCCGGCTCCCAGCACGTCTGATCGGAAACGTCGCCGAGGACGTGCGTGACCAAGGCCCGGGTCGCCCACGGTGGTGTCGGGAACAGTTCGAGGCTGTCTGGCGGCTCACGGCGTTGGGCCATGACGGCGTAGGAACCCGAAGGCTTGGTCATACTGCCGTCTCCATCGCTGCGTTGATCCGCTCCGCGATCCAGGCCACCACGGGAACTGCAAAGCCGTTGCCAAGAGCCTTGTACTTCGGGCCGTCGGCGGCCTTCTTTCCCCGATACGTGATGTCCAAATAGTCGTCGGGAACGCCCTGCAATCTCGCGCACTCCTTCGGTGTCAGCCTCCGCACCTCATAGGCCGTGGCATAGGCAGGCGCATGCGCTGCCGCTGCCGCTGCCAAGGGATGGCAGGGATCGCCGGGCATCGGATTGCAACGGTTTTCTCCGCTCGTGATCTGCGTCGTGTCGAAGGCGATGCCGATCGATGTGCCGTCGGTGTCGAGCGGGTGCGTGACGTGCTCGTTGCTGTCTGGGTCTTGGCGGGCGTGGAACGCCACGAGGTGGCGTTCCACGCCCGGTCCCGTCTTCCGACGCATCGAAGCCGCCTCCGCGCAGAGTGTGAGCGATGAGCGTCTCGGACTCGAAGTCCATCCGACCCAGGGCGTGTCGTCGCGGGAGTCGATGCTCATGTCCCGGTGCTCCCGAATCCGCCGTCCCCGCGCGTCGTCTCGCTCAGCGTCTCCGCCTCGACGATCTCAGCCCTTGCAACCGGAGCAATAACGAGTTGGGCGATGCGGTCGCCG